CAGGAGCCGGATTAGCGGCGGCTGCTTGCGTCATGCAATCTCCTTCACCTTCTTTGCCTCTGTGACTTTTGCACAACTCACGTTCCATTGCACGACTTTTCCGAGCAATGTGCTGAACGCGTTGGCCGCGCGCGCCTCGTAGCGGAGCTTCTTGGCCTTTTCGTCGTCATCCTCGCGGATAGTCGCAACATCGAACTCGCGGCAGACTCGCTCCATGAGTCCGTTGAGCACTGGCCAGCCTGGATGCGTAGTGAGGCCCATGAGTGCGATACGCTCGGTTTGGGTTAGCTCGAAATTCTTGGAGTTGGCTTCCATTGCCTTCTATCCTAACGTGCCTGTCAAGTCTGCTCGCCAGTAAAGGGCTGTGCGAGCGGGTCAGTCTGCATACCGTGTTCGATGGCTGTACGGATAACCTCGCCACCAGCCTTGGCCAATTCCTTTTCTTGCTCTTCTTGGACCGTCTGCTGGAACTTCTGGACGGATTGCTGCTGCGCTTGCTGGCCCTTTTGCTGTTGGATAGCCGCTGGAGAATTGGCCTGCCTGCGCTGTTGTTGCTGGGGCGTCATTTTGACTAGGAACGGCTGCGAGTACTTCCAGCCCGAAGCATCAGCGAACAGTTTGAAGATAGCCACGATGTCAAAGGTATAGCCAGCCTCGGCAACCATTTCGTTGAGTGAGGGGTTGTTGAGAATCTGCGTCAGGAACGTGAAGAACTGCGCCATTTCCTTCTTGGGGCCAAGCCTTGCGCCCGCCAGGACTTCGTAATCCATCTTGGCGTTGCGGAACTCTTCGTGGTCTACTTCCATTGCCTGCTGCATCTCTTGATCGAGCACTTGCTTGAGGACCGCCGTTGGGAGCCTGTCATTGTTCAGCTCGTCCATGATGCGGAGCCACGGCACGAAGATTTGCCGCACGAATCGGCCAATGGGACCGTCCAGCCTGCCAGCAGCGGCGGCTCCTACTTGCGCAGCACCAGTTCCAGACCGCGCGCCTGTCGATTGGACGCCCGAGAGACTGCCTCCCATCGAAAAGAGAGCGTTGGCTCCGGCTGATTCCTTCGCCTCGGCCATTTGCTGCTGTAGCCATGCCATAGCTGCGGGAGGTTGCTGCGGCATTTCTAGGAACTTGAACGCCTTGGTTACGTCGCCCTCAACATCGATGATGCCGCCTTGCGTCCAGACCAAATCCTGCCCAGGCGTGTTGAAGCCTTGCGTCCTTACAGCTGTGGGATTGAGGCCGTAGTCGAGCAGGCTCAAGCTCATGTTCGTGATGCCCTGAGCGACAAGCTGGTTAGGCCCGGTAAGCGTTCCGATGCCCTGCCCGTCGAAGCAATCGGGGATAGGCCGCCAGCAAGCGGAGAGGAACGGGACCTTTTTGTACGGGTTGGCTTCGTTTCGGATGATGAAGTTGTCTTGGTCGTGATGCAGGACAACGATAACCATGTCCTTTGACCAGTATTCTAGAATCTCTAGGCCGTTTTGCAGCGGGTCGGCGGAATCTCTGTAGTTTCGCGGGATGGCGGTCTGAATCCAGCCGCGCATGCTCTCAGGCAGGGCAACCGAGATATTATCGCCTCCGGGCACTTCTGGCTGGCGCATGAACCAATCTTTTAGAACATCCTCGTCGGGGATGGTATAGCCTTCGTAGCCCCTGAGATTGTCGAGGTCTTCGTAAGTGGCATAATCGCGGTAGACTACGTTTTTGGCCTTCCGAATGTCTCCTACCCGGCAACCACGATTGACGAGGACGGTACGACGGTCACAGTATTTAATCCAAGGGCGGGAAACCAGGTGCTCGTCATATTCGATGGTAAATTCATCAGATTCAGCGGTGTGAATTGTCCGCTTAACACCCGCTGCGTCGGTGTGCTCTTCCGGCTGCGCTTTCCTGACGTACTTTTTCGTGCGTACCATTTCTTCATACCAGCCCCATTTCATGACCATCGTGCCGATAAGTGCGCCTTGCAAGACAGTCAGTTCGCACTCTTCCTCGAAGCGCATATCGTCAAGCTGATAGGCAAAGAGAGCTGTTTTTGCTGTGACGATTTCCTGCCGGGTCTTTGGGCGAGGTCTCAGCAGGAACGGCGGAGACTCATAGAAGAGCCCGCCCATGACTTTGGGTACGTTCGTGTCGCAGAGATTCGAAACTAGGAAGTTCGGAACATTGGCTGAGGAGTTTCCATTACCGCCGTCAAAGCATCCCGCAGAGGTCGGAGACTGGTAAACGATGTAGTTGTTCGACCAGCCGGCGGGCCAGTTCTGCTGATTCATCCACGCATCGCCTTCAGAAACAGCTTGGAGAACTAGTCGGCAGGCAGCTTCATCATCGTAGAGATAGCCAGCGTCGGTCTGGCGCAGGTTTTCTGGAAGGATTTGCGCGCTGGGCTCGACGGGTTTAGGCATTCATGCCAAGATTGCGGAAGTCGAACGGACTCTTCCGGGCTTGACTTCGGAACTCCGCCTGCTTCGGGGGAGCGTTGCGATTGAATACGCTTCTCATGTATGCGTCTTGTGCTGCTTGCTTCTCTGCTGCTTCTTGCTGCTGCCGAACAATTTCTGCGTCTACCGGGTTGCTTGGTTCCTTCGGCAAAAAGAACTGTAACATAGAAATCGCATCGGGGATGTCATCTTTGCGTCCCTTATTTTTGCGCAGGCCAGTAAATCGCATAAACTGCGCGAAGGTTTCATCTATCCACGGCCCTTGCACGAAGAATAATCTATCCTCTGTCAGCAACGTTTCCAGCCCCTTGATGCGATTCGTTTTGGCGTCGTACTGATTATCGACGGGCAGCCAGAGAATCGGCGTTGGCACTTGGAAGCGTACCGCTACACGTTGAATCTCCGCCTGCAGAAGTTCTGTACCCATCGCCTTTTCAATCAGGATGCACTGCGGGCGAGTCTTGCGGGCAAGGTCTACGATGTGGAAAGCCAACTCGCTCGACCGCCAGCGGCCAAAGTCAATCTCGGGAACATAGACTTCGGCTTTCAACCTGTCAACGGCTCCAACGGCTCCGCAAGAGAAATCTGCCCGTTCTGTTGCTGTCGGTGCCCAGTCCCAAGCGTTATAGACGACTAAATCCTTTGGCACGGCGGCGGGCTGGATGAGATGCGCGCGCAGAACGTCCTCGGTGAACTGGATGGAGTCTACGTCCGGCTGGGGCATGTTCATTTGCTGGCAAAAAAAATCACGCGGGTTGGAACTTAGCTTTTTACGGAGCGTCTGCCAAGACAGCCCCTCTGGGAACAGCAATTCCACCATATCCTTCTTCAAGTCGCGAGCGGCTAGGTGCTTGAACTCGTCTTTTACTATCCATGCGCCCCGGCAGAAATACTTCAGAGGAGCTTCTTCCTGCGGGATAGCCAGTCTCGTTCCGTACCAATCATCCAGCGCATAACGTGTGCCGATGTTGATTTTGCCGCCCCATTCATCGAGCAGGTTCTCGGCGTTGTCGTATTTGTTCTTTAGCTTGACACGAGCCTCGGGCGTGGTGGAGTTGCGGTCGCTCACCACATCGTCGCCAATCATCAGGTCACAATGTTGGCTTGCGAGCGTTGCTACAATGGCATTGGCCCAGAGCGATGGCTCTTTCTGCTCTGTGTGGATGCGCGCGGGGCATTGCAGGGGCCGCTCGGAAGTTCCGTCTACGCCCGTCAGCGTGTATTCGGGGAAGAGTTGCTGGAGCTTCGTCGGCGCTGCGCCTTCGGGCTGGAAGAAATACTTTTTGATTTGCTGGAGGAACAGGACGGAATTATCGTATTCTCCGGTGACAATGAAGATTCGTATATCTGGACAGTTGAGGAGCCAGCGGACGCAGTTGCATGAATTGATTGTAGACTTGAATATGCCTCGCGGGTCCAGAAGTAAGGACTCACGGTATTCTGAAAACTGGCGGGCAATGGCGTTTTGCAGCGTTTCGAGCGTGTAGCCTTCATGGTAGACTCCATCGAAATTCAGCTTACCGAAGAAATCGCAGACCGGGCGATGCACTCGCTCGATGACGCGCGTCCAGCCGAGAATCTGAACGGCGAGGAAGAACAAATCCTTGCGGCAACGGTCGCGCAAGTCGAGCCACTGTTCAAACGTGATGCCTGCTTGCGAGGCTCCGTAGATGCCGCGTAGCTGTAATTCCGACCTGCACTCACTTTTGTAAAACGGCATTCCTATTGAGCTGGCGGCATCGGCGCTCCGCCAGGTTCAGCGGGAGGCGCGGCGGCAGGCGCGGGAGCTGAACTCCCCAAAGCGCCGTCCATATGACTCATCATGTCTGTATCGTTTGCGTGCGCGGAACTCATCGGCTCACCTTTTCCGTGCATGTGATGCGTGACAGTATGGCTGCCGTCGTGATGATGCTCAATTTCAGTGCGGTGCATTCCGTGCTTTGGGCCTTTGCTCTTTTTGTCTGGCAAGTGTCTCCCCTTAGAAGCAGCATCCCACTCTTTCAAACCCGCCTTGCCGAGTATCTCGGGATGCGAATGAAGATACCCGGCTTGAGCTTTCGACGCAAAAGGCAAGTTAGAACTCCAGTTGGAATTCGTTCATGGATGCCGAGTTGACCGAATCGCTCACGCCAAAATTCAGGCCCAGGCAGAATTGCGGGAGCGTTGGCGCGAACGTGTTGCCGTCCGAGGTCGTGCCCGTCCAAGTGACGCCTGTCAAGCTGGTGCTCGTGAACGTAGTGGAAGTAGTGCCATTGGCGGACCAGCTTGCGGAGATGACTTGCACGACGCCGGAGACCGAATCGCCTTGCAGCTTGACGGTGAGCGCCCACGGATAGCTTGCGCCCGTTGAGCTGAAGAGTTGCGCGGTGGTCAGGACGGTGACAGTGGTGTTGCTGGTGCTGGTGAGTGAAGGCGTACTCAAGTTGTACTGGAGCGTCGGAATCAAGGTCGGCGACGTGCCGTGGAGCTTGACCGTGCCAGCGGCGTTGATGACGAAGATTTGGCCTTGCGCCGTGACGGGAAGTTTCAGCGCGGCGGCTACGGTCGTGGTGATGAGATCGGGAAACATTTTGACGCCTGAACCTGTGCCGCCGATTACGGACGGAAACGCATAATTGATACCTGGTGCTGTTACGGAAACATCAGCCATGGAATCTCCTTTGCCGAGGGTCACCCGGCGCGCGAAGGGTCTCCTCGCGCAAAGTCAGGCTGAGTCTAAGCTTGCTGATGCTATTTTTCAACAACAATTCCAATCTTGAGCATAATATCCCGGTTCTCTCAGTGCCGGGTCTATGCCAAGAGGACGAAATGCCGTCCGTAAGTCAGTGACCCATGCAACTATGCTGGTCATGGTTTCAAGACTCATATTCGCGCGGCGGCCAATTTCCCGAGCGACCCATGCTGCAATTTCGTCTTCATTTGGATATACCTTCCCAATCTCGACCATTTCGTCAGCCATCTCTCCTCCCGTACTTCTCTAGGAACTTTTGCCGCCATTCAGGAGTTTCGACGTGAAATTGCGCGTAGTTTCCTGTTTTGGCTAGGCAGTCCTTGCAGAGACAGGTCATAAGCTCGGTGGACTCGGTGAGCGGGATGCCTGCTTCGGAGAGGACGTAGCCTGTCGCTCTATCCTCATAGGGCGTGGCTGGCTCGGGGCTGTTGATGATGGCTTCCATCGCCTTGCGGCTGAGCCAGTAGCAAGGGCCGCAGGCGTATTTTACTGTCAGTTCCGGCTCTTCGCCAAAGCGTTTTACTTGGCCTTCGCGCATATTGCCGCGATAGTCTACGGACTGGAAATTGGCGAGGGTTTTGTCTACGTCCACATACACGTCATCGTCTATTTTGGCGAGGTAGTCGTATCCGGCGTCTCGCGCCCAGCGAATCATTGCGCGTACTTTTGGGACGAGCGAATAGTAATCATCTCCTACTGGCAGCACAACGACATGATTGTCCTGGTAGCCGAGGTCTTTGATAGCCCACTCGCACAGTTCGTCCACCACAGTTCTGCCGCCAAAGAATATCTTCTTATCTACTTGTGCAGCGTCGAACCAAGTCTTCCGCACCCACTCAATGTTCCGGTTATCGCCGGATTGGTGCGTGCTGTGCGTGGCCTCGGGCGCATAGGTGCGGCGGTGGCAGGAAATCACGGCAAAGAGAATCTTAGGCTCGGGCATGGATGGCTCGCATGGTTTCGTTGGTGACCGGGTGAACGCTAATCCAGTCTTCGGGTAGCTCGTCTAGGCGCCAATCGGTGCGGCCTGCACCATCAAGGAACCCCGGTAGGACGTGGCAGTGGATGCCAAGGTCATGCAGAACGACGCCTGTCCAGATGTCACCCCAGTAGGTATCGCCTTGGCGCTGGTGCTCTGC